ACCTGTGTCTTGTGACCTGCGGGGAACATAGAAGAAACCATCGGGGGTGTCGTAGTCATAATGAACCACTAGCCCTTTGTCTTGGAGGTCTTTCACCCACTTGTTGAACCGCTTCTTCTCGCCGACAGCCACCTTGCCTGCCGACTCATGATCGGCATGCATCCGTGCCCCGATCCTCAACATGGTCAACTGGTAGGCGCTGTTGTGGCGCAGGGCTACGGGTGACCACGGAATGTAGTCATCGTAACGCAGCCGCTTGGTGTAACCAGCGCGGCTTAAAGCACCTGATACGGACGTACGGGAAACAGGCTCACCAATATCTTCACTAATCCTTTTGGCTATTTCTTCATGGGTCATACCATTCTCAACCCACCCAGCCATAATGGATTCCGATGGCAATTTCCTTCTTGCGCTCATGTCTCATTACCTCCTTCGTTGGCTCTCTTATCGTAGGTAGCATACACCTTGCAATAGAAAAATCGCTCTTTGAGACAATAAATGACCGGTCATTCCTCACAAAAATCAGATATCGAACTTGTATCCTTATCTTCTCCTACGTGTTGCAATAACATGTTTTTAATTCTTGTTGCAATGAGACAAGATGTCCGCTAGCGTATGCAACATGAGCGATAAAACAATCGGGGACGTTATACCGGACTACTTGCAATGGAGAAAAAGGCAAGGGTTCGCGGCTAACACAACTCGCAACGATGAGTCCGCATTGGGCTTCCTAACACGAACCCTGTCACCACAACGAGTGGTGGCAGATATCTACCCATCGGACATCGCTGATGTCTTAGAAGCCTGCTTAAGCACCCGCAAACCATCCTCAGTGAACGCTGTTCACGCCACCCTGTCAGGCTTCTTCCAGTGGTGTCGTGCCACCCAGATCGTTGGGCCGGACCACAACCCCATGATGGGTGTGCGTTACCGGAAGGTGACAGCAACGGAACGTAACCGTCTACGCGTTGACGAGTTCACTCCGTTCCTCAACGCAGCACCTGACCCCCGTCACCGCGTCCTATCCGCATTGGGTTTGTACCTGTTCCTTCGCTCCAGTGAAGCCGTCCCACTACTCGTCCAAGATGTGGACTTAATTTCTGGGACTATCGGTGTGACCATCCAGAAAACAAACGACTTCGACCGGATGCCGATCAGTACCGAACTCGACATCGAGTTACGCAGATGGCTCACCTACTACCAAAGTGTGATGGGTCCATTGGATCCGAAATGGAAACTGATACCGCCAGTAGCGCGAGGCTTCAGAGACAGTAATACCTATAACCCCAACGGTAAAATCAGTAAACCCGAAGACCTCATCAAGCGTTGCCTTGACGCGTACGGTTGGGAAGACACCCACTGGGAAGGCATGCATTGCCTTCGCCGATCCGGGGCACGAGCATGGTTCGACTCACTCGTGGAGATGGGCACGGACGGCGCGTTGCGGCTAGTTCAAACACAATTGCATCACCGAAGCGTTACTATGACTGAGAGATATTTGGGTCTAACGGGGGACCGAATAAACAGGGATAAGCGTTTGAAGGGGCAAACCATGTTCCCTATCTCACTGACAGGAAATGTCGTTCCACTCAAGAGAGTGGCTGAGAGGTGAGCAGGATGGCGAAGATACAGGTGGTCGTATGCGACCGCTGTAATAAGAGATCCAACGGGGTAGAAGTAACACAGTGGATCGCGCAACGCGGCAAGCGCCGCTACACGGGGGACTTGTGTGACCCGTGCTGGGAAGAGTTGATTGGATCGTTCAAACCAGTCATGAACACGGCACGAAGACACGAAATAGTTGCTACATCTATCGATGAGATAGGTAAATAGGCACAAAAAAAGGAGGGCAGGCGCTATGCCTGCCCTTCTCTTTTGTTACATCTGTTACAGGGTTATCCCTAAGTACTCCAATAGTTGTTCATCAACCAGCCCGTGCGCAGGGATCCCCCGCGCCCGCTGATACCCGCGAATCACTTCCGATAAACCAGTATCCAAACAGTCATCACCGGGCAGATTCAAAGCCAACCGAACCTCACCCACCAGTGGGTCAGTTGATCCTGAAGTGACCAAAGGGATTAGTGAAGACAACATTAGATCTCCACATCCACAGTCTGTAACTGCACCGTTACAACACCACCGAAACCCTGCGTAAACGAAGGCGGGTTAGCCTGCTCGAACTGCACGGCACGCACCACACAGATGCGTTCCTCCCCAGTAGAGAAGTCTTGAAACATGCAAGCACCACCGGATTGTTCAAGTTGTTCCAATGCTTGCAATCGTTTCCACGGATCCGAAGCGCGAATAACACCATTCGCGTCCCGCTCCTCATGCATCAACATCAACGGGACAGTGATCGTTCGTGAACGCACAGGTGCAGGCAACGCCCGCAACTGCCACTCCTCCAGCAAAGGACCACCAGTACCGCCGTCACCACCACGATTCATTGTGATAGTCACCTCGAACTCAGTGTTCGGCTGCAACTCAGCCGACACCGGAATGTTCAACGTGCCACCCAACGGTAAAGACTCGAAGCCTGCCGATGCACCACTACTATCCGAAATGGAAAGACCTAAAGTCCCAACACCTACCCCAGAACGAATCGCCGCAGAGACAGGTTGCTTCCTTTCCGTAGTACCAAAACGAATAAGACCGCTAGCAAGATACCCACTCTCAGCCTTCCTCGTAGCATGCTGAACAAACACCGAATCCGCTGTCGTGATCAACGCCCGACCAGTAGTACCAATGAACGCCACACTCGTAGGAGCCTCATCAGCAATGGATAAGTCGGTGGCGTACGCGAATACGTCACCCACCTCCATGCCAAGATCGATACGCCACAAACCCTGCGCACTCAAACGGGTAACACGGCGAGTCGCATACACGTACTCGCCATTGAAAGCCAAACCGTAAACGTCATCCTCAAGAGTCAACGGGCCGTACGTTAAACCCAAACCGTTCTGTGACTCTGTACCCACACGAACCCCACGGTTCGTGGCAGTAACAACGTAGGTTGACAGGTAGGATTTCATTGCGCGAACAACTTCACCAATAGGGAACTCCGCAACCACAATCGGTTCCAGCATGGCACTGTTACCACCAACACTGGTATCAATAGTGAACGAAATAACTCGAGACTGAATCCCCGTGTTCGTGGCAACAAGAATCGCTGACGTAGTCTCCGTCACCGCAGCAAAAGACAGGCTCGTGGACTTGTATGCATAACGTGAATCATCAACCAACACCACAGCAACTGGCGGGGATGCAGGGTTCCTACCCAACTCAAACACGCGCATCGGGGTAGCGTCAGTGATTTGCGCACACACAATAATGCGGTCCTTCACGTAACCCAACGCTTGCACATCCCACGTGGCAGAACCAGTAGGTGGTGAATACAACTTCACCACCGTCAAAGAACTATTAATCTCATACAAGCCATCCGCTGCACCCACCAACGCGGAACAGCCATCCGTTGCAAGACGCAACGCCACACCAGTAAACCCAGTGATCTCCTCAATCGTGTCCGTGGAAGCACGATACAAATACACATCACCACCGGAAATAAACCACACACCAAGAGCGCACGGAGTAGCCTGCGATGCGCCAGTAGTGAAGACACGTTCAGTGTCTGGAAGCAAAGTCAAATGACCTTGCTCCCACACATCAATATTCGCTGACTCACGGAACCGAAACAAATCCCCTTCATCCGCGTCATAAAAATCTGCACCAGCACCACGATGCCACGAAGTAGAAGAACGCAACCACCAGTTAGACAAAGTGTTTTCACCAGCGGACGCACCCTGATCGATACGTTCCTTCTGGAACTGTGTCGTTACACGGGAATACTTATCTTCCTTCGTCATCGCACTGAGCCACGGCTGGTTACCTATCGCATAGTCCGCAGCGAAATCGTTACGGTCATAACGAGCAAGGGCTTCAATGACATCCGTACCTAAAGCGAACGGAAGATCATTAACAATCGCCTTGTTCTCCGACACGATTAAACCTTCCCTTGAACCTTAATTCTTCCAGTGGGTGTAATACCAAGACGTTTCATTTCACGTTTCACTAAAGCAACACTTGGGGTTTTAATAACGAAATGCATGGGGTCATAAAAGTTGCGGTAGTTACCGCCCCATTCAAGAAGTTTGTACTGGTTCAGTAACCGCTTCATGCGAAGAGCCTTCACAGGGTGACGTTTCCACCACACGTTCGACTTCGACTGGGAACCTTCTTGGCTGGCATTCACATCTATTGCTACACCACCACAATGATCCGAGACGCTACTGGATGCGCGGCCCTTACGAGGTGCGGTCCACGCCCAATCATCAAACGTACCCACATCAATCGGTCGAATGACGCGGTGATATTCGGCAGCGAAAGCAACCAGATACCCTCCGACATCTTTACGCAAACGCAAGTGACGCTTCGTGCCCGGAACCATAAACAAACGCATCCGCTTATCAGACATTGTTGGGATAACATCCCAACCCTTAATAGTTTTACTCATCACATTGCACCTTTACCGAAACGAATATCTTCAGGGTTCAACGCATCCGTGAGAACCACACCACCCGCAGCAATCGCTACAGCAATTGCAGGATGTAGGTTCAAAGAGTCCACGTTGGCTACAAGCCAACCGATGGCAGCCCACACACCCACCTTGAGCGCGACACCAACAGGTGACGCGGCAATCTTGTACAACAATTCATTGAACTCGTACACGTTTACTCCTTTTCTAAATGCCACGAAACGTGGCCGTCAATCTTGGATTCAATCCGAATCATGTGACCCTCAATACGATCAACAGCATCACGCATGGAAGTGCCCGAGTTAGGTTTAGTTTCATGCAGCACCTCATTCACTTTGGTGCGAACAATCCAAAACAGGACACCGATTACTGATGCACCAATGCCAACGATGGTTGCGAGTTCGGTGGGTGTGTTGATCCAT